TTCTTCTACTGAAGCAAAGTTTAACTCTATAACTATTCTTTGTTTATCAACCACAACAGGAAATAGCATAGCCATAATTAAAAATATTATGGTGTGTACTATTAGGCTATGCCAGACACCAGATAAATATAAATAACCAACTGTCTGTTCTATATTGTTTAGGATGGATTGTCGTTGTTTTTTTGCCATTTGTGCCAACCGTTATGCGGTAACCAATTGTTGTTGTCATCTTTTCTTTTGGGGAAAAGAGTACCGCCCTTCTTATGTTGTCCGAAAGCTAGAATTGCTCCACAATCACTGCATCGCAACTCATAATAGTCATTTCCGTCTACGTTCCTGACGATATATCTAATGTTTGTTTTACTACACAAACCACACTTTTCTTCTCCAAAAATTTCTTGAATTAACGCCAGTTCTTTGAAGACTTCTTTTTGTCCAGAACCTTCTAATTCAAATTCTAGTTTTGAGTTTGGTTTGTATCGTAGTTTCATGGTTTACTTTCTTTGTTTCCAGTTTGGTTGATAATTCAACAAATCTGGAGATATATTATCCACATTTTGTTGAAGTTTTGTTAGTTCTTTGATGAGCAACACAGCATCATCATGAGATATATTATCTATATAATCAGATGATATTGCAAGCGTGTCCATTAAACCAATTACATTAATATTCAACCTCTTAGACATTACATCTATAAAATTAATTTGATTATTGCTAATTTTAGAGACAGAATTTTCGTCTGGATTATCTTCTATATCTTTAGCAATTTCTTCTGCGGCAACCACCTTGCGAAGTCTTAATGCTCTACGCAAAGCTCTTCCTTCGGCCCTGGTTTCTGCTACCGCTACGGGATGATTGCGATATATCTTGTCACAATTACCCCAATAAACGTCCGCAGCGCCGTCTACAGACACTTTATTTAAATGTGGCGAGTCAGATGACTCGTCGTTTAAATAATAGGATATGGTGTGAACAACCGTGGCCCTCTTTTCGTTATTTGGTTCTGGAGATTGAGCCACTTTTGTAATAGATTCAAGCACCCTACAGTTTAAAGCTTTTTCGAAAATGCGTCTCAAACCATCCGTAGTAGGATTACCGGCTATTTTCTCATCTTCTGACAATAGGCTTAATACATAGTCCGTCCACTCTATGTCATGAATAGAAGGAACCTTTTCCTTTTTGTCTGATGATTTTTCCTTGCTCATAGTGAATCCTCTATTTCTATAGTCTTTCCTTGTGTGCTTTTCATTTCTTCTATAGCGCGAATTAATTTATCATAAACGATAGTTGCCCTAGACTGAGAATAATCATGTAGTTGCTTTATTCTAATCAAAGACAAACCCTTACCTATAATCAAACCAGTCTTTTTCTTATCATATTTTTGGTTTCTAGCCAAAACGTCTTCTCCCCAAACAGGAAGAAAATGAGAAGGACCATCAACCTCTATTGCTATGTTCATTGTAGGCAGAAAGAGATCAATTTGCAACTTGGTATTTGATAGGATTTGCTCTTTATGAAACTCTACCATGAATCCGTGTGCTAATAATTCTTGTAATAGAAACTTTTCTAGCTTAGAACCTGATTTACTGCTTTTTCTCACAGCTTGATTAGCCGAAGCTATAATGTTTTCTTTTTGGTCTTCATCCATAGCTTGCCAAGCTTGTTTGCTTTTTTGTTTTCTTGCTTCTAGGGATTGTGCATCCATATTGTCCCAGGATTTCATGACAGATAATCCTATTTTACTTTTGGTAGAAGCGTCTCTAACGGAACCTTTAGTGGGATGTTTGTGTTTACCTGTTTTAAGAGCATTGGCTTGTGCTTCGCTTTTGTCTCTAATTTGTATACCTAGTTTTAGAGCATCTCTTCTAATTTTATTAGCATATGTATTATATTCGAGAGCTATATCAGCAAAACTCTTTTTATTAATCAAATATTGTTTATTGATTAAGTCTATTTTTTGTTGATCAGATAAAGAACTATATTTTGGTGATGACACTATGAAGCTCCTTTGCGTTGATATTATCTATTGTGGCAATTGGCCTAGACCAACATATATCGAGTAGGTCTGCTATAGATTCATCTTTAGCTATTAAATGTATATTATTGTTATCATAAATGCTTTTCCAAAACATAACCGGAATAGAATGATCATTAGTCCAACTAAGGTCATCTATATACAAAATTTGGTTTTTTGGCGATGGGAAGGTTTTGGTGATCATTGCGCTTTTAATATCGAAACAAATCAAGGTGCCACGAAAATATTTTGCTTGATTGATGTGTATAATAGGAAATTTTTTATTATTATCTGTTCTATCATATTGACTATTAAAAAGTATGATGTTATCATATGGATTTTGATCCACCATATCATTTAATACGGTAATTATATTATTACATTTTTCAGAATGGTCGGCTCGAATTAAATAAAATGCTAGATCCACTTTATGCCTCAATAAATTTTAGTAGGTTATTATTAATGAAATTTTGGATGGAGTATTGTTCTATATTCTCTTTTGGTTCTATTAGTGTGTTGTTTTCTATGTTTTTATGTATGTCTGGTTGCAGAGCTAGATTAGATATACCGCAAGCTTGAGCTTCTATCAGGTACGAGCCGGTTATATCCAATAGTTTATTGTATTGATTAAATAATAGGCTAATATCTGAACTATTGGCCACACCTATATTTTGAACATGTTTAAATTCTGGATTATTAATAGTTACTATTTTTAGTTTTGTATTAGGATACAAGATATTGTTTAATAACTTATGATTTATAGCGTTATCACTATGCAATATCGTTAAAATTTTATCATTTCTTTCGACATTAAGGTTATGAAATACTGTGGAATCGTATATATATTCGTATCCTAGGTTTATGTGACTGTTGATACTATTTTGTTTAATGGTTTTTATATTAAAATTGTTACAGTATTGAGCGAGATCCTTGTGTACGATGTCGCCCATAAAAATAATAATATTTACTTTATCTTTAAATGTATCTACAAATTGATGAAACTCTTGAGTATACTCATAGATTGGAAATATAATCGTGGAAGGGGTATGCTTATGATATATATCGAAAATATTTTCATGAAAAGAACCACTAATAAGATTAACGTGACTATTTAACTGTTGCAATAATGGCAAATAAATTCTATGATTACAAATATGTGCTAATATTTTATTCATACTGTTTCTTTAATTTGGTTAGAGTCTTTGATACTAGATATTTTAATAACGCTGTTATTTTTAGTTTTTACTGGCTCATACAAAACACCAGATTCTATAGACTTATTGATTAGTTCAAACAAAAACATATTTCTCATAGAGTTATTGTATATAGTCTTATACTTAGTTAACGATGTGTTGTCAATATAAATTATTTCATTCCAGACATTGTCCGTGAGATTAAAAAACATGTGCTGCACTTTGGAATTAACAATTGTAAAACCTATGGGGAAGTTAATGGTGTTGGTATTATTAAAATAATATAATTTTGGTGTGGATCTATTAGAAGTTAATAAATTATTTTTAATATCGTTGTTGAACAAGATTCCATTATTAATAATAATACATCCATCATATTTTTGCTCGTTATAGTTCTTTAAAATAAGCTCAAAAGCATATCCATGATTGGTTGATTCATATAAATCATTTTTTATGATATTAATGTTTGGATATTCTATTCTTTTTTTAATTTTATCTAAACCAAATCCCAAAATGACATATGTGTCTATATTTTTATCTTTAATATTGGCTATTTGGCAATTAATTAACTCCTTAGATTTTTTGGATTTCAATAAACCTTTTGGGCCTATAGATTTCATACCCCGAGTAATTTCGTACGATAGAATAAAACAAGCTAATTTTTTCATAATTTCTTTTGAAGCACAACTATAACATGAGTATTATCATTGTATGTTTTATGAATTTTAATACCCTCCATCTGAGAAACCAGTTCAATCATATCAGAGTCTAAAAATAATGACTGGCACTGAGAAACTATACTGGATAAAAATTGACTGCCAGCGTTACCTTTAGCTACATCTTTACAGATCTTGGTAGCATTCAAAAATTTTAAGGTTAAAAATCCAGAATTAGATAATTTTTTACATAAATTAACTATATTAGTAATTCTATCTTTGTATACATAATTATCTAGTGCTGTACAGATAATCTCAGAACAAGTACCGTTTATGACTTTATTTAGATCATCAATAGTCAGATTGTGATATCCATCAAGATTATCTGATTCTGCTACAATAATATTTATTTTGTTCATATAATATATGCCTCATTATTAGCTTTATTTATTAGATTGATAGTATTTTGTTTGAATGTTTCAAAAGGAAAATGTGATTCAAAATAATTTTTGTATTCCACCAAAGAGGATTCTAATGCTTGTTTTATACTAGTTATTAAATCCTGAACGGTTCTAGCCGTATATATATTGGGTACGCTAGCATAGTTATTCATAATCATTGGGGTGGCATATGTGACTCCTTTGCATCCACAAGCAATAGCAGTCAATAAATTAACAATATTATGATCTCCCAGGTCAACACACACAGCATATTTGTTAAATAGTTCCCTAAGTATATCTACATCAAAATGCAGTTCTGTTAAAATATCTACTTGTATATTATGACTATGTAAAAATTGTGCTAAAGGTTCTATATTAGGAGATTGCTCTAGATTAAGTAGTAGCACTCTATTGTCTCTTACGTTTTGTTCTTGATAAAATTTATCTAGCGGTATACCATAATTATATACAAGCCTATTGTTTAATCGCCAAGATTCTGCTACATCATTAGCAAAAAATACTTTCATCTCTCTTGCTAAATTTTGATCTAGCAAGACCATATCTTCTTTTTTGATTTGTTGAGGCTTATATGAATGAGTAAAAATTATACTATTAAGATGCATTGCTGCAAATTTTTTCTGTGTAGAATACCCAATAATATTATTAGTCATACCAACATTATAATTGAATAAATCAGACTGTGACCCTTCTAAGAGTGTGAGATGAGAGTTTTTAAGGCCCAAAAAGTTATATCCTTTGGAGCTAAATAAATTTATCTCACATTCTGACAAAAGCACATCAAATAAATTTCTTTGTGGCTCATATAAAATATTAATGGGCTGATTATTAAATTTGTTTAAGATATTTCCAGTGATGGTGCTTAGATACATAGTTTAGAACCTATACTTTCATAAGAAAAATTATTTAAACAAGAAATACCGTTCTCTTGTTTAGCTATGAGTTGAGGGTCTTTTTTACAATGCATATTATATACTGATCTCATTTTATCTATCAGATCATACATATCTATTTTATACCAATATTCATCAGCGTTATACAGATCAAAATCTTTTGAAAGAGTTCTATGCTCAAGAATAACTGGAGTTTTATGACTTTTCACTAAGAAGCCATTGTGCTCATTAATATAGTCTTTCATTCCTGTATTTTGGTTGACTATGGGAGTTTTACCTAGCACTAATGCTTCTGCGGCTGGTCTACAAAAGGCTTCACCATATGAAGGAGCCACAAAACAATCACAAGAATTATGTAGTCCGATAATATCTTGATATGACAATTGATTGGTTATAATAATTTCTTTTTTATATTTTTTAGAAATATTTAATTTATTTTTTAATGCTTCTATTTCTTCTTCTAATTTTTTAGATGTTTCATTTGGATGAACACCATTTTTGCTGGTTTTGATTATAAGACACACTGGTTCGGAGTAATCAAAAGCTAAATTAAAAGCCGTGACCAGATCTAGAATATTTTTTCTAAAGTTATGCTCTCCTATAAAATAGAATTTGAACATATTATCTAATATAGGATTTAATTGTAGTTTATAGTTTCTATTTTGCTCGATAAAAACTGTATCTAGAGGTTGTGATATTGTTTTTACTGTAGTGGTGACACCTGATTTTTTTAAACACTGTTCTTCTATTTTAGAAGGGACCCAAATCTCGTCCATTCTATTAATATTGGCTATACAATACGACTCTTTAATATGATTTGTTTCTAATACAAACAACCCAATATTTTTGGCATAAGATCTATTGAGAAATAAACAGTGCGGTAGTGTTTTTTGTATTACTACATCATAATTATCATATCTTGTATTTTCATAGCCTAAAATATCTGGTTCATTAAAATATGGATCCGGCGTTGCAAGATAGACGGGTCTTGTTGTGATATTTTTGTGTTGAGAAGCCAGTGCTCTTATATAAGATCTGGTGGCTAATCCCCAACCATCATTTTGACGATATGGACCTACAAAGAGGGTATTCATTTAATACTATCCTTCATGTGAGCATAATTAATATAATCTTCTGGATTTAATTTATCTAAATTATTTTTAGCCGTTTGGGCAAGATTGTGATTTCTAATAATCGTATTAAGTATATCCAGAGCTTTTTGTGTGTTGTATCCTTCTGTTGATAGTCCTTGGTTGATAAATCCATAATCTATATCCCTAATCATATTTAACATAATCATAGAAGATCCTACCTGATGATTTGGAAGATGTTTCGATACCAAGAATGTGATTAAGTCATATGGTGTGCTAATATTCTCAGGCACATCAGATATTTCTTGCATCAGCGGGAGTATCTGATCCCATTGTCCTTGTAATCCAGTTAATTGAATACTATCAAAATATTTTTCCCATTTTTTGGCTATATCATCCCAATTATAGTGTTTTTCTGTTAGTTTCCTGGTTTCGAATCTTTTTTGTTCCTTGAGAGGTTCTGGCATCTTATAAAAAGACTCTAGAATATGTATTAAATTTTCATTATCTGGAAATACTCTAATCGCTCTAGTCTCTAATTCTTTAAAATATTGACCAACTTTAATTGGATACCCATTAACCTTTCTAACAACGTCACTCATAGCGCTATAATCGATAGAAGATATTGGTACACCACACGCAGATGCTTCTACTTGTGGCATACCGAATCCTTCACATATTGCATACTGAACATAGATATCAAAAAGATTCATTACCGCCGCAAGATTTTGTGAGGATATCCCATTACTAACATTAGGCATACTACATGATTTCTGACCACATCTAGTACAAACAGCGACTGGATGCTGAAACAGAGAAGGGTAAAAATGTCCACAGCTTTTACATGAGTATGTGAATAGTACTCTGTTTCCTATTTTGTATTCCTTTAAGAGTTGTGGAATATCCCACCCAGCATCTGGATAACTAGTGTGTAAATACAGATAAAGGTTTTTGCCTAATTCATGATTGTTTGTGCGTTCGCATTTTTCTAATAGCTTTTTAATAGCATAGAATAAATCTGGAATTAATTTACGTTTTTGATTGCGCATAACAGAACCGACAATAAATAAATCTTCGCTAAGACCAAAAGCCTTGCGAAGTCCTTTGCGATCAGTTGCCGGTACAAATGTTTGTAAATCTACGCCTGGAGATGTTGTGTCTATGTAATTTATTTTATTATTGCTTTGTTTAGCAATGGTGTCTCTGCCGAAATCGGAGTATGTAAATACAGCGTCAGCATGCAAAAATGTATCTATCCATTCTTCTTGTTGTGGTTCAGAATCGACAGTGGGCATCAAAACCCAGTGGAAAAATGGTCGTAAAGGAGAGAACTGTTGGTACGAATTCATCCAGTAATCTCTAACATCGAATACCACATCCGGCTTAAAGTCCAGCAAAACCCTTTCAAATCTCCATCTACCGAACTGATTTTCTGATGATGATTGATATTCAGGATATCTTGGATCTTTTTCATCTACGGCATTCGCATAATATTTCCAGTCAATACTAACATCTTTTGGATCATTAGTTTTACCATAACACGCTAATTCAGCGATATCATATTTACCTGTAGCATGTAATCTTTTTAAGATCTCTTTGGCATAAGTTCCAAAGCCTGAACTTAAGAAACTAGCTTCTGACACCATCAAAATTTTAAGTTTTTTATTCATATGAAAATAGTTTTAAAGAAAAGAAAATAAAAATAGGGGGTTATGCACCCCCTATCTTTAGATTAACCTATCAGAATGCTACGGTCTCATTTTCTTCTGTCTTATTCTTCTTAGATAGCTTTGTGATCTTAGAAAAATTATTAACACGAACCTTTAGAGTACTATGCTTAACGCCATCCTTCTCCCACGAGTCATTTCGCAAGGAACCTTCAACTAACACGAGATCACCCTTCTTAAAAGAATCAGCTATAATCTCAGCGCCAGTATCCCACGCTTCGCAAGAGACAAATGTAGTTACCTTATCCTTGTCTCCATTAGACTTAGTATACTCGCGTGACACAGCCACCGTAAAATTAACTACAGTGGTTTGTCTGCCGCCAGTATTAACTACCCTGACTTCTGGATCACGAGCTAAGTTACCTCTTAAGATGTTAATATTCATATTCAAACTCCTTGATGTGAAAAACCAAATTACAAAGTATTATAAAAACCGTGGGTGTGGTGTCAAGATTTTGCGATGTAAGCCTTTTCTACTATCAATGAATCACCGGCTTTCGATCTGTTGCCCTTGACTATAATAACATTGCTACCAAACAATAGGTTTCTATAACTTCTGTATTGATCTGGAAAGAAGACCACAGAATCCAAAACACCCGACCCGTCAGTTAATGTAACAAATGCCATTTCAAGTCCAGGATTTTTCCCAGTTTTAGTTTTTGTAACGCTAATATTATCAACTTCACCACATAAAATAATATTGTCTTTAGATAGACTATTTTTAAATTCTTTGCATGTCATATTAGTCATACTAATATCATACATATCCACTTTAGAACATGTAATGCTACACCCTAGGGTTTCTTCTTCTGTATCAGCAATCCACTCTGGATTGTCTTCTAGAGCATATGGCGGTTTATGTAATGTATTCAACAAGTTTTGTACTACTAGTAACCTATTTTTATTTAGCTTACCAACCCTTATTAAACCAGTAAGAGCGTCATTAAGATTATTATAATTATATATATTAGTTAAGATATGAGATATTTCTTTTTTGGTCAGTTCATTAATAAGACTTAACTCAAATAACATAGCGTTTCTGGTTTTCTTTAAAAAAGACAACGCTCCGCTTTGTATAAGAGATTTGGCTGCTGTAGAATTAATATCTGTTAGGATCATAAAGGCCAACTGTATCCAGTTCACGGCATCAAGATTGATTTGCTTATTTTGTATAAGACTAACTAATTTATCATAAACAGCATTGCCAAAACCTTTAATATCGGTCAGTCCAAAATAAATTTGATTATTTTTGAGTATAAATAATTTATTTAGATGCCTAATATCTGGTGTGCTTACTGTAATATCCATTTCACTAGCATTTTGAACCAATTCTTTGATTTCTGATTTAGGATCAATTTTATCTTTAGCAAATCTTAGGTATGATGCAAAAAATATTTTTGGGAAGTGAGCTTTTGTATATGCAGATAAGTATGCATTAATAGCATAGCTGACAGCATGAGATTTATTAAAAGAATATCTTTGAGATTTCTCGATCCAGCTAAAAATTTGATCTGCCTCGTCTTCCGTGACCAAATTAAGGTTTTTAGCTCCAAATAAAAATTTGGATTTGACTTTTGCCATTTCTTCTGGTTTTTTCTTACCAATAGCTTTTCTTAACATGTCTGCTTCTTGCAAATTAAAACCAGCAATTACTTTAGCAATTTCCATTGCCTGTTCTTGATAAATCATTTCTCCATAGGTAGTCTTTAAAATTGGTTCTAGAGACGGGTGGAAGTGATCAATAGTTTCTTGTCCATTTTTTTTATCTATATAATGATTAGTAACACTTTTACCATCTCTAATAGCCTCTAAGCATCCGGGTCTAAGAATACTAATCAATGCAGATAGTTCTTCTATATTAGATGGTTTGAGTTTTTTGGCTATAGATCTGCCAAGTCTTGATTCTAATTGAAAACACCCTTTGGTATTGCCATCAGAGATCAAGTCCCAAGTTTTATAGCATTCCAAATTGATCTTTTCGATTTTAGGATCAAAAGATAGTTTCATATCATCTCCGTCTCCAGAGATAATATCAAATGAACAGCCACAAGGATACTGAAATTTCCTAGACATTAGTAGTAAAAGAATCCTTAAACTTAATTTTTTGAGCCAGATTTCTATGTAATTTTAAAAATCTAATCAATATTTCTGCACAATCCTTTACGTCTTTTAGGGCGTCGTGCGCGCCTTCTTTTGATAGGCCAACATAATCCCTAACAGAGTCCAGAGTATAGCTTTTAAGGTCATTATTGTATTCGAACCAATAAAAAATCAAATTCATTATATCTACAACATCTCTAGGGAAAAATACGCCTGATGTACCTTCTTTATTTGTGTTGCCATACTTTACGCTTAGCCTGTCTATAATTTTAAGGTCAAACCTATTAATATTATATCCTGCTGCTATTGGTGCGGTAAATTGACTTTTTTTAGATGATCTAGTATGATACATATCTAAATAATTAACAAATAATTTCCACGAGTGTTCTTGAGATGGATAGTTTTTCCACTGTGATAAAACCTCATCCTTAGAACAACTTTTTACTCTAGCGTGAAAATCTAGAATATCTGTTGTATAAACATAATTATCATCACTTGCCAATACTTCTGGTTTAAAAAATATATTAAATTCAGATTTGGGTATAATTTCTAACTTTATAGGATCTATCATAAGAGCAGCGATTTGTACAGGACTACACTGCTTTGGGTCAGATCCATCTGTTTCAAAATCAAAAACACAAATTTTGTTATAATTAATCATTAATTTCTACTTCTGTAATAGGTATAACTTGGATCTTAGTATTGGTGTCATTTACTTGTGAAGCATTATTCACATGACAGCAACTTACTCTTTCATCTGGAATTTTAACATACTCGATTCCATTAAGTGTAAATTGTTGACCTATTTGTACATCAATAAACTTTTTTAAAGACATAGTATTATTTATCTCCTAAAATATCTTGAATAGTCATAATTTTGTCTAACATTGCAACACCAAGTATATCAAACTTAATTATACCAATAGATTCTAAATCTTGCATCTCCATACCAGCGATTAATTGCTTATTTTTGGAATCATAAACCATTGGACATGCTTCGTTCAAAGGCAATGCGCTGATTGCGATACCCGCTGCGTGTTTTGACTGATTGGATTTCGTACCCTCTAATCTAATAGCCTGCTCAAAGCGTTTGGCAAGTGGTCCTTGTAGTTCATTTTTTTCATCGATAAAGCACCATTCTTTTAGCTTATCGGGATTATTCTCTAGGGCCCATCTAATAATAGAAGCTTCTCCTGTTTCTTCTTTCATTTCTTGAAGATCATCTGCTATTTTAGCTTCGTCTGGAATATTTTTTGTAATCTTATTCATTTCATCGAAAGAAATATTTCCATAAACTCTTAATACATCCTTTAAAGCACCTCGGCCTTTAATAGTATTGAAAGTAATCATTTGCGACACTTTATCGTGACCATATTTAGTCTTGATATAGTCGATAATAATCTCTCTTTTATTAATTGGTACGTCAACATCTATATCTGGCATGGAAATATGATCTTTAGAATTACGTCCAGCATTATAAAATCTATCAAACATTAGATTATATTTCATCGGATCGATACTGGTAATTCCAATCAAATAAGACACTAGGCATCCGGCAGCACTACCTCTACCTGGACCGGGAAGCCAACTGTTCTGTCTAACATAATTGACAATATCTTGTACGATCAAGAAATAACTAGAAAGACCAGCACCCTGCAAAACTTCTAATTCATATTTAATTCTATTTACGTATTGCTGTTGATCATCCTTATTAATACTATTAGCTATTTTGTCTCTCCATCCTTCTCTACATAATTGTCTAAGATATTCGTCTGGATTATAGCCGGTAGGGCATGTAAAAGGAGGAAGTCTTGGTTTACTTAAAACATTATATTCTTCACAAAGATCAGCTACCAAATTAGTATTTTCTATTTCTGCTTCTGTATGCAAGCTATTCATTTCCTCTTGAGAAAGTAAATGAAAATTATCAGAAGTAAAAAAGCATGAGAGAGGAACTTCTTCATCATGACTTATTTTTCTACTAATTTCAGGAAAAGTAGTTTTTAAATTATTACATAATAGGATTCTTTGATCATTAGCGTCTTCTTTTCGACAATAATGAGCATCTGGGGTACAAACAACTTTTGTGTTACTAAGTTTACCCAATTCTCTAATAATATCAGTTAAATCTTTTTGAATAGGAGTATTATTCATATCCATTAATTGTGCTTCCAAAAAGAAATTATCTTTACCAAATATATCTTTTAAAGAACCAATTTCTTTCAGACCTACTTTTTGCCAATCCTTAATTATAGCATTATTTTGTATTAGTTTATCAGCAAGCAGTGACCCAAGATGGCCGCATATACCTATGATATTACCATCACAAAACTTGGAAAGACTCTTGAGATCAAGTCTGGGTTTATGATAATAAAAGTCTGGCCTATTAGACTCGGAAACCAATTGAATAAGCTTATTCCACCCATTCAAATTTTTTGCTAATACCAAAAAGTGAGTAAGATCCTTATTGGTTTTATCTTGTATAACTGGATCTTTATCACACAAATAAATCTCACAACCAAGAATGGGCTTAATTCCCTTGGACTTCATTTCTGAATAAAATTTAACAGCCCCGGCTATATTGCCGTGATCTGTTAAGGCGCAAGCAGTAGCGCCTATTTCTTGACATCGTTCAGAAATTTGAGACGGTTTAGATAATCCATCCAACAAACTAAACATCGAGTGACAATGGAGAGGTATATATTTTTTCATTCAACGCTTCCTGGTGCTTTGTACTTACCTACAGTATAGCCCGGAGACGTGTATTCGTCAATAATATGATTTATACCTTTTAGCCCTATGTCATGTTTAATCTGTTCACACTTGGTCATGCACTTGTCTCTTGCTGTTACCTGGCCGTCTCTATATTCTATAATCGGTAACGTATTCGAATTCTCAAACGTGGTTTTACCAAAATGACATAATTTAGTACATTTCCATGTTTTACTTAATTTCGGAATTTGTGTATTTTTAATAGCTTCAAATTTTTTACGTAGCATTTCCTCTGTTGATAATAAATCATTTTTATCATAACATATGGTAAAAGGCCCACCGTCATTAATAAAATTGATAGAGACCATCACATGATCAATATCAGGATATAGTTGACTTACGGCATAATGATAAATTTTTAATTGAGGATCATTTTGTAACTTATCGTGGGTTTTTTCCTCTCCTGTGGCCCAATCTAATCTTTTACCGGTTTTCCAGTCTATAATCTCTATAGTATTATCATCAGCCTTTGTAATAAGATCTATAGTACCTTTAATAGCTAAATTACCCTCAATGATTTCTCCTTGATGATTGTATTTAAACTTAGCCCATTCTCTCTTTATTTCTATATCAAAATGTTGTTCTGGCTGTAAAATAATCCTGTTTCTTGGATCAAACATCCCATTATTGCTGGTCAATGCTTTATTAACCCAAGAATGGCAATCTTTATAGTCCTTTAATTCCCACTCATGATGAGTAAATTTACCAATATAATAGTTATATACTTTTTCTACAATAGTATTTAAGCTATATTTAGACACACTTACTTTACCGATCACATCGTCAATAATTTCGCTTTCTTTATTTTGTTCAGCTAATTTAATACAGGCTAGGATTTCTAATACCTTGTGTACAATGGTGCCTTTGTCTGCTTTTTTATTAGAAGGAGACCTCATACCCAAGACATACTCTAGAAAATATTGCATTTCACAAAAGGAGTGTGTTCCGTAGCTAGAGCTTCTAAGATATGTGATAATCATTTATTGTACCTCGCTACTTTTTGACATATTTGTATAAACTCTTTATCGGTCATGTGCATTTTCATGGTATTGATTTTTTTATGTACCCACTGTACATTTCCTTTCGTATATCCACCAGAGCTATCTATTCTATCTAAAGATGCCGTCATATTTGAATTTCTGAAATATGTAATTATAATGGTAATATTCCTTTATCTTGTAAAAAATTAAAAATCTGTTGATTTCTCTCTGAAAGCGTTAAATTATGATTTTGTATAACTAGACTAAATTTTGACCAATCATAGCTGTTTTGGTCTAAAGCTTTTTCTGCTTCGGTTTGAGCGGAGAATGGATCTCTGGCTAAACGAACAACAAAACCGCCCGCGTCCAGTACGCTATTTACTTCGTTAGGAAAGCGATTGTCTAATATAATAGCCAAATCCATTGCTTCTTTTTGAATTTTAATCATTGTGGCGTCTACCCAAACGTTATTTTTTAGCTTACGAAAAATGCCGGTGCCGACAACCTCCATTACTTGTCTAGCTGTCATATATTCATTTTTAGCTACTTCTTCTAGGTGTTGTTCAAAAATATCTTTTGGCAAATCTTTCCATCTAATAGATGTTAAAGTATTCTTATCATCATCGCTACCATAACACTGTTCATATGAGAGTCCTAGTAGATTCATACATATGTCTTGTTTCAAAGGATCAGCAAAACTATATAGCTTATATCTTATGCCAAGATCATATTTTTTAATCAAATCTTGAACATATTCTCCGGAAGTACTTTTGCCAGATTGTTTGCGTCCAGAGAAAGCTAAAATTCTTGTCATATAATTTTTCCTATGTAGTCAATAATTTCTGTCTTAATTTCTTCTTTTGTCATTTCTGCTATGTCAGGTTTTGATATTTGTGGTATAAATATACGATATGTATTTTGACATTTATTTTTTATTTGTTCTGCTGCTTTTTTGCCTGCTTCATCATTATCTGTTAATACTACTATATTCATTGCGCCCGAAGAGTCTAGTATAATTTTTTGTCTATCGCTTAAAGATGATCCAAACATAGCTACGCTATTATGGATATTATTTTCTTCTAATTTCCAAACATTTCCGGGACTTTCGACAATAATCACTACGCTTGAATCTAATATATGTTTTTTTGCAAACCAGAAATTATATAAATGATTTTGACTCTTGAATTCGTGGTTATGTTTCCACTTAGAATATTTCCACTTTTCTGCGTCTGAAGGACAAGTATCGTTTGGGCTGTGGTGTGATTTACATTGATCACATTTCTCAAATATGCTTCGACCAGAGCAACCTACTAAATATTTGTGTTCGTGATCATATATTGGTGCAACAGCCCTATTATACATTTCCTTACCAGCCTTACTACATATACCAACATCATACTTATCTAAAATTTCGGGAGAAAATCCACGATCAACAAAGTATTGGGCTGGGATATCTAATGATTTTCGTACAGACTCTCTGGAGACAAGTGCTGATACCAGTTGGTTATGATCGGATTTCATGTGTCCAACAAGGCTTGTGAACAATCTTTTATCTCTATCTGCTTTTGATATCTTGATAGATTTTAAGTCTTTATTCAAAAACGCTAAACAATAGTCTAGTGCTTCGTCAAAAGTACATGTAGAATCACCTTCTTTTTGCCAGCCGTATTTTTTATTAGATAAAACACCCCTCACAAAACCAATAATTGAACCCTTAAATGTTGTTTCACATCCGTGGGTTCTGCATTTCCAATTACCTCTATAGTTATCACCTTCATAATAGATGTTAAGTGCGGAACTATTATCTCCATCATGGATTGGACATGACATTGATAGCATTTTTGGTCTTAGATTATAGTCTAATTCCAAATTGTCCATCAATGACTCAATGTTATCACACAAATCGTCGCAAATGATCTTTAACTTAGCCTGATCAATTGAACGGGATTTCTTCTTCATGGGGGTTTTCATCGTCTACTATAAATCCTTGATCTGATGTTGACTTATTGTTTACAATTTCTAGTCTAGTTTTACCTTCAGTAATTTTAGCACACCATCCTTTCATATGACAATTAATATAATCATTGTCATCTAATCCTCCTCCGTGTCTGCTAATTAAAGGCAACAGTTTCCTATTTCCGTTGGTTGGTCCATCTTCTGCAATTTCCTCATCGCTTTTTCTCTTAAAAATAGTAAAATTGCTACATAGCCATATAATACGATCAGACCCGCTCGCAGAGTCTGTGCTTTCTTTTGTAATACCGTCTCTGTTTAATTGAATAAATGCTACGATAGGAACCTTATATCTTACAGCAAAATTATGTAAACTTGTCATCATAAACCCAAGCACCTGATATTCTTTCATATCTTGTGATATTCCAGCACTATCCATAAGCTTAAGGTAATCATAAAAAATAACACAATCTTTTGCTGTTCCATCATCATTCAAACCAACCTCTTTTACTAACCATCTCCTCATTATAGCTAATTGATCTTCAAACGGTTTTCCGGCAATACTTTTGTGGTACAGATTCATCTGCTTGAGTTCAGCAACAGCTTGAGATATTTTAGTCTTAGAATCGGGAGATTCTGCAAATTTACCGGTTTCTATTTTGTTTATCTCTATTTCTGTCATCATAGCTAAAATTCTATGAATATGGTCTTCTTTATTCATTTCGGTATCCATATTTAAAACAGGAATACCTAATTTTGCAATATTTTTACCCATATTATCTGATAAGAGCGTTTTTCCAGTTTTGGGTCTGGCTCCTATAACATTAATAGTACCTTTTCTTAAACCACCGCCTATAGCTTGATCATATATGGGGAATCCTGTTGGTATGCCTACTTGATCGATCTTATTTTCTTCTAAAGCCTTAATATATTCATCAATATTCGATCCAATCACCTCTGGACTACCATCAGCATCATTAAGTAATGATGTGAAATTAAAGATACTATCTTCAGCAAGTCCTATGATGGAGGATATGGGTTCACTTCCAGTAACATCTAAGATCTTTTCTTGAGCTAGTTCTAATTGCTGTCTTAATAATCTTGCTATTTCTAGTTTTCTAATTTTTGCCGCAAATCGCCTAACGTTTTCTAGACTTACAGGGAAGTCCATAACGGCTCTTAGATGTTGAGCCTCTTCTTTTTTTGCCAACACATGACTTAGATTTAATTCTTGTGCCACAGAATAAATAGAAGGAATATCTATTTTAGTTTTGGTGTCAGATTCACATAGTCTTTTTAGACACTTGAATATCAAGCCATTACTATCAATAGTGAAAGAAGATTCCTGAACTATATCCGCAACATCCAAGAAGGCATCTTCTCCATAATTGCAAATACCAGCCAAAACGGCTCTTTCAGCCGATGGGTCACTCAAAATCATAGCTTTATTTTATCCTGATGAGGCTGCACACTTGTTACACTTATATCTATCAAGAGATTCTGGCACAAGTCCAGGGCTGACTTTTTCTCTTTTCCCACAAACTCTACACACAACATTTAGCAACTTAAACGGCCTAGCCCTAGGCACTGGTGGTTGAACATTTAATTTTTTATCTACAATCACATCCTCTTTATGCATATTCTTTTCTGGCATATCAGTAAATTTATTATAATGCTCATCTCTACTGCCTCTGGTTTTTGATAGCTTATTTTTAGTTCTAGAACTACCAGTAGATTTGTTAGATTTTTTCTTTTTTACAGAAAAATCCTCACCTTCAGGTTCATCACTATCTTCATTTTTAGGCAACATATTTTGTAACATAGCTATCATTGCCTGAATTTGTTCTGATGAAAAATTATCCATGTTTTAAAGCCTTTATTTTTTGTATAGAAATTAATATGTCAGAAAGATTTTTGACGCCGTTAGCTAAATACGATAGTCTATCGCTTCTTTGTTTAGCGTATTTTTTTATTTTATTCAGAGATTGGGCTCTGTCGTTGTGTTTAATAGCTTGGTATGCTTTTTCAACGTAGCCGTAGCCTTTATAATTATTAATTTCATCAGCTATCACTTCTTTGATCGTCTCTTCTGCCCAATTATATCTGGCTAGTTCTCTATTTATAGTTCTTTGTATATGAAAAGAAAATTGACCCAATCTATACGATATTTGAGCACAGTCTTCTGGAGTTAATTTTTCCAATTCATCTCTGTTCATAGTTAAGTAATTATTTAATTCTGTTTCCGAAAGAGTTGTAGGATTATAGTTCGGTAAACCTATGCCATTTTCGTATTGGTCTAATAAAGAATCCCAGTCGTTCAGTTCTTCTTTTGTATTTTTAGTTGTCATAAGTTATTCTATTTTTCCATTGTTCAATATTTTCATCAAATGGTAGTTCTATTAAATTGATATTATTAAGTTCACACCACTCTTTTTTTTCTTTGTCTCTTTTTTGATGTTTAATAAATCCCAATAATGTATGATGATAAAATCTATTGAATGCATAGTGTTGTTCACCATGTACCTCTATACATTTTTTATTTAGGGGCAAATAAAAGTCTAAATATAAAACTTCTCCACGCCTGACATAGATCGGAATTTCTTCTAAAACTTGTAGTGTTGGAAAACACTCATGTATTAAGTCTCTGGCTTTAAGATGTAGACTAGATTTTTTAGTACATGAACCGTGTGCTATGTTTCCAATAAGCTGCCAATTATATAGATTACCATCCAAATCTTTTACTTGCATTTGATACCCATAGTATCCTTAACTTTTTGCCATAAATCCAAATATACTTCAGGATGATCAACCAGATATTGTCTGGTTTTTTCTAGACCCTGGAATTTTGGCTTATCTTCTAAACTAGTTAGAGTATACCAAGCACCACCCTTGTTAATTAAGCCCAGATCCACAGCGAGTGTTAATAATTCCATTTGCTTATCGATACCCTGTCCATATCTTAGATAACTAGTGATACTACCTCCAGGCGGTCCTAATGCCGAACATAAAACTTCCCACTCTACCTCTTGACCTATTTGTGGACTATCATCGCTCAAATTCCATTTCTTAAAAAACTTGGCTTTAAGCTTAATATCTGTTTGATATGCTATGGCTTGACCACTCTTTTCTTTCCACTCTACTGTGCCGTAACCGGGATTGCCCATAAGATGGGTAATACCTATAACTATATTTTTATTTACGGGAATAACATTAGCAACTTTACGACAAAATTTAGCTAATAATTTTGCGCCATCTGCTCTTTGCATCTTATTCATATCGGAAGTTATTTCTGCTTCTGTACATAATGCAGAGTATGAGTCTATGATCAGGACGGATCCAGGAATTTCATTAATAATACGTTCAGCAATTTGCAAATATTCCTCTGCATGTAAAATCTTACCTTCTTGAGAACCTATAATATTGAATTTTTCTAGATTTAACCCTGGTATGCCTTCTAAGTCTCGTTTTTTCAATCTACCTTCTATGTTTAGATAGAACACTTCTCGACCAGATTTGAAAGAGCCGTAGGCATACTCTGGTTTCTGTGCCGTGGCGCAGAAGTCGAGGGATGTTGTGGTTTTACCACATTTTGGTTGTCCAGTTAGAATAACAAAAGATCCTTCTGGGATACCACCGTTCAATACGATATCTAATGCTGGACTAACCGGAATTGTAAGAAGATTCTTGTCAATAATAGCATTAGCTGTTAGAAGTATATTATCTCCAAAATTCTTTTTTACGTCTTCTTTAAGACTCATTGTCTAAATCCCTCAATTTTGAAATTATGTTTTTAGTATCAGATGTTTTTTGAAAAACTACGTCGTTCTTGCGTTCTGTATTTATTTTGGTGATGACTGTGTTTTCTGTTTCCAGAATAGACATTTGCTGCTCTATCATAGCGGGAAAGTGGGGCGCTCGCAATGAATAGATTTTTTTACCCTTGTCGCTCTGTAGCGCTCTTATTATGGCTTTAGCTGGATATTGTTTTAATAATTTGTGAGCAGACCCTATTTGATTTCTATAAAAAGCTGCCCATTTTTTTTGTACCCAAAATCTATAATGTAAATCGGATTTTTCATTACCAGCTTTTCTTTCACATATTATTTCAGTAATATATTGTGCTGGGGAGACTTCTTTGCCGTTAGAGTATTTAGAGGGATATTTATCAGTCATTTTGTTTAGGATTAATCATTTCTTGACAAGTAGAAGTTAATTTTTTTTCAAATGTTTCGAAAAACTTATCGGCATATTTTGTATAGTCTTGACCAGTAATTACTGGAATATGATAATTTTTTCTAAAAACTTCTTTAACATCTTTCAAGTATCCTCTATCATCTATAGAACTAATTTCTGAGATGACAGTAATTTTTATTTCATGAGGACAATCAGTAATGTGTGTCGGAGAAACAATATCTGGATGTTTATGTGTTAAGTCTAGAGGATCATCATTATTTAAATGATCATATTTATTTTTTTCTATCTCTTTTATCTTATTAGATATTTTTTTCTCTATCTCTGATAACAGAAGTTTTTCTTCTGGCGTTAGCAAATCCTCAAGAATATCAGTTTCCATTAGGTCTATATATACCAGTATTATTTCTTACGGGTGGAGTAGACTTCTTTTTTAGATCATCATTTAGCATAGAAGATTCTTTAGTCATAATAGCGACATGTGTTTTCTTATTTGCTGTTTCTCTAATCATTAAGTTTTTTGATGGAGACGTAGCCACCGGAGAAGAAACTGTTTTAATTGGGTTTTCGGTACCAATTTTTTGAGATTTCTCTATAGTATTTTGTATTTGTTTTTCTGTTAGAGATAATTCATTAGCTATTTTAGTAATACCCCAACCCTGCGAATGTAACCATAAGGCAGCGTACGTTTGTGTTTTATTAATTCTTGACATAGTAAATTACTCCATCTCTCTTTCAGCATTATTTAGCCATGCTATATTTTTAGTGTTTAAAAACTTAAGATACCAACTAAATGTTTTTTGATTAACTTCTCTAAACTTTTTATTAGATCTACACACACGATTTAAAAAAGAGTTGTCTTGTTCTATACCATAGATAGATAATGGGTTAAATAATTTACCATTACTAGCTAATCTAACCATAAATTTAGTAGAACCGTCTTTCCTAGATATTTGTTTAGCGAATGCTTTATCGTTATTGGGATCACTCACTTGTGCTAAACCTACAGAATCTATAAAATCTTCGTGTCCTACTAGGGTAAAAAATTGTTCGTCTACATTAGAGTCTTCTGTTTTTTTATTGACAAATAGACTAGTTGGATTATATATGAAATCACTCATAGAGTTTACGTCCATTTCGTTTTGGTTTTAGGTTTGGGTAGTCTAGACATTCCACGAGGTAATTCTTTTGTGGATTGCTGTTCTTTATAATCATTATGTTTTTTCTGAAGCGCAAGTTTTTGGTCTTCAGATAGTCTATCTCTATTTCTATTGGCTAAATCACCAACCGTTTTCAGTTCGCTATCGGACTTTCTTACAGAGCCGATAATACTACTAAAGTCTTGTACATAATTTCTTTCAGTATGGTTACTGCCACAATCACAAACAGGATTGCTAATGTAATCTTGCATATGAAAAAATAATTCAAAACATGAATTACAGCTTGTACAACGATAAGAATATGTTGGCATTATAAATATGAACTAGGTAAATAAATAGACCATTCTTCGGGGATCTCTGTTCTTATCTTAAGTAGATATGTGGTCAGAGGCAAGTATTTGATACTCTTACAGGGTTCTTTTGGAAAATTTTTCAGCGGCATGTTTGCTTGTTTTGGTGTTCTACTACCCTTTTTTCTGTTGCACTCCACACAAGCTGTTACTATATTTGTCCATGTTGTTGGGGACTTATTAAAGTCTTTCCATAATGACTTTGGGATAACGTGATCGTATGTTAAGTTATTTAATTCTTTTTTGACCCCACAATATTGACAAGTATAATCATCTCGTACAAAAATATTTCTACGAGAAAAATTAACTCTTTGATTATGTAACCTAAAATATTTAGCTGTTTTTGCAACCGCAGGTATGGGGAATTTTTTGCCATTTACTCCCGCTATATAATCATTCTTATAAAAGTCTATAATTTCTATTCCAATGCTATGATCCTCTTCATGCTTAATAGACCAAACCAAGGCTCTTTTCCAGCCAATGATAGTTAAGGGTGAAAAATCAGCATTTAATACTAAACATCTACTATTTTGATATCTCATTTTGTTCAAAATTATCTAGTTGAGCTAGAATTTTACCGATTATCGGATTTCTTACGATATCAGAAAAATCTAATCTAGATATTCCTATTCCTTCTACATTGTTTAAAACATTAGTCATTGTATAAAAACCGCCCTGCATTTGTCTGTGCAGATCGGACTGACTAACATCTCCAGTTAATACCATTTTACTATCTGTACCAAGTCTGGTTAATAACATTTTAATTTGATCATAAGAAGCGTTCTGACACTCATCTGCAACAATAAAAGCATTGTGAAAGTTACGACCTCTCATTAAACCAAGAGGCACTATTTCTATTTTATTATTAAGTTTAAGACTAGCGAATTGAGCAGAAGAGATAAAGTAGTTTACCTCATCCAGTAAAGGAAGTAGATATGGATGTAGTTTTTCCTCTGCTGTTCCTGGTAAGTATCCAATTTTTTCTCCTGACTCAACAACTGGTCTGGTGATAATAATTTTTTTAACCTTTTCGTCCAACAGATATTCTAAAGCCATACCTATCGCTATGTGTGTTTTACCGCTACCAGCAACACCATGACAAAACGTAATACAGTTTTCAGCTATGGTTCTAATATAATCTTTTTGATTTTCACTCCTTGGTTTTAATCTATTTCGGTATGTTGAAGCAACTTGAATTGGTTCATTTGTTAAATCTATAACTTTAGACCTTTTCTTAGAATTTTTATTTTTTCTCAAGTTTTACCCTTTTATGAATAAGTTAAATTAGACAAGCGCCACCAGCGCAACTAATTTCTTCTATTCCCGTCGTATTATCTTCTGTTTCCGATAGTTGCGTATAATCAACCTTGGAAAAACTATTGAACAAATCGCAATAGAGTTTCCAATTATAGACATCTTTCATACAATATGTTAGTCTCCTAACATCACCGTCAAAATATTTGCCAGCAAAATTTTTCATTTTTGTAACAAACTTGAGTTTTGCTTCATCGTGATCTTTATGTGCTTGGTTAAGAATAACATAGTCACAAGCCGCCCATAGATTATTCTCAAATGCATTTAGTGCTAGTTCAATTAATCCTGAGCACCATAGTGCCGCATCTCCGTATTCTTTAACTATTTCACGACTTGTATATACTGTAGTAAATGGAGCTTGAGGATAGTCTTTATCTCCACTTTGAGGTATCAGAGATATCCCAGCAAAATATTTACGATTATCATAAATATACTTAGTAACATCGTCCCACTCATCTGATTTGACTGTGACGGTATTACTAACATTATGACTTAAATAGTCTTGTGTACATAATGATCTATTTTTGCCAGAATGAACCCAATTTTTTTGAGTTTCTTTTACAATAGCTAACATTTCTACTGCTGGTAATTGATTTTTTAATTTAGCACCATCCTGTACTTCTATCGGGAACTTTATTACTTCGTCAGTATCATTGGCAGACCAAGATGACTTCTCGCAAGCCTGCGGGTTTGATTTCTTGAAGTGTTGGTAAGGTGCTTCTAAAACATTGGCCTGTACATGCCTTATATATCGTTTAGCGTGATGTGGGTGGATACCTGAGCTGGTTCCTAACATACTACTACTAGTGCCTTCCGGCTTTAAACAGGTGACTCTTGCCGCTTGATTAATTTTGATTTTTTCGGCTATTTTCTTATTGGTTTCGACTGCAATTTTAGCACCTCTGGTTAAAACCTTTTCTGTAAGAACTAAATCATGTTTTTCCATGGTTCCTGTAAGAGACACACCCAATAAGGCTTCCCTTTCAAAAATCTTTTCACTGATTGGTCCTAAATATTCTAGTTTGGTAAAACCAGCCTGTAGTGTGCCAATAATTGCTGCTGCTTTGCATCTTTCATAGAAATCATCCTCATCAACAACGCTTGAACAATTAATAGTAGATAGGTTGCATCCCTGCCATCCGCTTTTGCCACTTTCTTCATCAACGGGCCACATACCTATTTCTACACATGGATTGAAAATCATTTCTGTAGATTCACTCCAAATGAATCCTGGTTCACCAAATTCTTTAACTGATTGCATAAGAACCTGAAACTGCTCGAATGTTGTTTCATTTTTTAATAGAAGTGCAGAATTATTGCTTCTTGCTCTTTGTGGATTTTCTACATACCAATTACCAGTCTTAGCTTTAGCCATATCTTCATCATCTGGACTAAACAATGCTAGACTAGCAGAACGCCTAACGCCGCCACTTAAAACGGCATCGCTACTATGCATCACAATATCGTATGCGTCTATTGGTCTTAATTTTTTTTGTCCATTCGCAATACAACGATCCAGTAATGCTCTGATCTTTTCCAATCCTTTTTGTAAAGGCTCAAAACCTGGAGCTTTTCCAACGCCAGAACTTAATGAGGATCCTTTGTGACGAATGTTCGAATAATCAAAAATTACATGACAATTTTTGTAGTTTTTGAATTCCTCGATTGGTTTACTAAAGTAAGAACTAAGTAGTACTCCAAGAGCATTTGCCCAGCCCTCGATACTGTCATCTACTACGTATTTGACACCAACACCTTCTTCTACATTGTGTTCAAAAGTTGGCAACTTAGCAACATGTTGTTTTTGAACGCTGAATCCAGTACCACTACCGCATAATAATAGCCAAAAACACTCTTGAAAAAACCTAAGCCTATCGCAGTATGAACTGGTGCAATTATATATTTTTGCGTGTCTTTTAAGAATTGGATCTCCACCAAACTGCAATGCTCTTTGACTACCGAGCACTTTTTTCTTGTACATCATATCATATGCCCAATCTATATCCTGGGCTATGCCATAGTCAGCGTATTTTGTATGCATCATTTGCTTCACTCTTTCAACCGCTTCTTTCCAAGTCTCTCGTCTGTTTTTGTCTTCCATCCAGCGAGCATATTTACTAACGAAGGTATAATTTTGAAGCTCTTGCAATGCTGACATAATAAATTTTATCTCCTAGATGTTGTAAATATACACTATTATAGTTGGTTAATATCAAAATTTAAATTAGGAAAATCTGACCTAAGAGAACGATTGACTACATTATCAAGTTCAACCGAAATAATTTTTGTAGGCCGATTTAAAAAATTTCTTATAATATTTGCTAAGTCATATTTGGAATATGTGGTGTTACCAAACAAATAATATAATCCATTACTATTGTTTTGAATAAGTTTTTTTGTTTCATGAGCGACTTGTTTCGCTGTGAGTCCATTCCAGTAATAGTTACTATAACCTGTAAATTCTTCTACGCAAGAAAGTTTTTGTACAAGCTGACTTCTTATATCTAAAAATGATGTTCGTATAACTAGAATATTTGATTCTCTTAATAAGTATTTGGAGGCTATGCTTTTACTTAGTCCATACTCATCTGTGGGATCATGAGGATCTTTTTTTGTATATTGTAGACCAATGGTTTTATCCCCAGAAAAGACAGCATCTGTGCAAAAATGTATTAATTGTTTGGTGTTTTCTTTCAAAAAACAAGGCAAGTCAATATTAATTGTTTTATTTCCTTGTTTGTCTACTATACAATTAATGATTGTACGATACTGTTTATTGATAATAAGATTGACAAATTCTTCTGATGGAAATCTGAATAATGTTGTATCGCAATCAATGATAGACTGTATTCTTTTACCCAAAATACCATTATGGCCTAATAGTAATGGTTTCATATCAGGTATAATTTTTTTAAGTATTTAAATAGTTCGTCTTTGGATATAACGTGGTCTTTACTGGAGTACGTTTTAAAAACTGCTGGCTTATCTGATATCTTATTAGGACTAATCAATATATAGTTATCCTTAATAGTTGTTCTTGGCGACTCTTCGCTACCTATCATAAGTTCATGAATTTTTTCGCCCACTCTTGGATGAGAAGTAATATATTCTAAGCCATGATGTTCTTTATATATATCAAATAAATCTTTAACCAAAAAAGATTTTAATTGTGGAACCACAACAGCATTAGAAGCATTAAGTAAACTATATTGAACTAAATCAACTGCTTCCGATTCCGTAATCATAAACCTAGTCATAGTATCAGAATAAAGAGTGAGTACGTTTTTATTAGCTATGCTATGTTTTATTAGTGGAATAATAGACCCTGTCGAGTTAGTTACATTGCCATATCTACAAGCAGACAACATAACGTCCGAAGTATTAACTATAAAAGATTGTTCAGCCGTGTATTTGCATGATCCGTATATCGTTGTGGCCTCGCAGGCTTTGTCTGTAGATATAAAGCATGCAGATTCAAAATTATTATCTTCTGCCGCAATCCTAGAATTGATAGATCCAATACATATAGTATTAATGGCTTCTATAGGATTTTCATCACAAGCAGAAATTTGTTTAAGACTTGCTGTAAAAATTCCCATATTGTGATTTTTGGTAGATCTTATTAGTCTATCTTTATCTGTGATAGTTCCTACTATGCAATTAATATTTGGATACTCTTTTTTAAGAAAGTAGTGTTTAGCTTCGTCTCTACTATAAATTGTGATATCATTATAGTTATATAAATTTTTAATTAGAGCTTTTCCTAAAAAACCAGCCCCACCAGTGATAAATATTTTTTTATTTATGATCATATAATTTTAATTTCTGGCAATGGTATTATCCATTTACAATTTAGAGAGGAGTGTTTATTGTAGATTTCATTAAAAAAAGTATAAGCTAAACACAAAATATAGTCTGGTTGAGATTCATATAAAAAGCTTGAGGGCTTAATAGGAATCAACCCGCTGGATGTATATTTACCTATTTTAAGAGGAGAGTCGTCTACTATATATGAAATTTTGTCATTATCTAGTTCATATAGAGACAAAAAAGTTTGCGCTTGACCAGATGCTCCGTAAGCAACTATGGTTTGATTATTAGATAAAATATTTTTTATAGTAAGATTAATAGTTTCTTTCATACTATATATTGTTTTAGTAAAATTAATAAAAGTTTCAAAATTATATAATTCTAAATTTTCTTCTGCGTATCTTAATAAGAGCACAGATTTGTCTATTGATCTGGCTCCTTTTTTACAACAATAGTATCGTATACTACCTCCATGAGTAGATATGTGTTCTACTTTAAAAATTTCTATATTATATAATTCTAATAAATAAGATAAACTTTTATAGGAATAATAAAATACATGTTCATGATAAATGAATGGAAATTGTAGGTCTTTAATTAGGGTGCCTAGCCAATGTACCTCAGTAATAAAAATAGATTCCTTAGATGTTAATAAAAAAGAAATACCTTCTACAATATCTTTTATTGTGGGGATGTGAGCGAAACAATTGCTTGCATAAATAATTTCAATATTTTTATATTTTTCAACAATTTGTTTAGCTAAATTTGCACTAAAAAAAGTATTATAGAGTTCTATATTGGAATGTTCTTTGGTTGCTTTCAGGGCTACATCGCTTGGGTCTACACCAATTGTATTTTTGTTAGCGAAATTTTTTAGAAACGTACCATCATTACAACCAATCTCTAAAATTGTATTGAAAGTATAGTGTTGTTGTAAATTTTGTGAGAAGTTTTCAAAGTGGTTTTTAAGAGTACTAATAGTTCCTGTTTTATACATGTAATTATCAAATAATACATGGGGGTCTATTTCTTCTTCGACTTGAACAAGAGTACATCGGTCACAGAAACATAAAGATAAAGGATATGATATAGCATTGTCCTTTTTTTCTGCTAAGAACAATCCAGCTAATGGCATGTGAAAACGTAAGAATGGTTTTATTGTATTGTTACAACTTTTACACGAAGCCATTATTGTTTTATCTCCATTCATATACATATAATCATTAACAACTAATATAATGATTAGCTAGTTAGTTTTTAATAATAAAACAACCAGGAGGTAGCCCCGTCTCGTCGTGTGTATACCTCTCCCCTATTTGTAAAATACTATTTGTCACAGGATGATAAACAGACAAGGGTAAATTGCGCTCTGTAAAAAATGTTTTTATAGCATCAACGGTTTCTCTGAGTCCAGAATCGTCAAATACAATATATCCACCAGATACTACTTTGTCATATAAATTATTTAATACTTCTAATACTGCCGAATAAGAGTCAACATCGATCCTGAGTAAAGATATTGTATTTATATTAATATTGGGTGTTGAATCCCTAACAAAACCTTTAATGATAGAAATTCTTCCTGATTGTATATCAGATTCTAGTCCGTATCTATGAAAGTTGTGTACAACAATATCATATGGCACAGCTATTTGACCAACCATATTGTGAGTGAAGCTTGGAACATGTCTCTCTAGTCCACCATATTCGTAATGAGCGTCTTTGATATCTTGAAACCCTTCAAAAGAATCCAAAACCCATATTTTTTTATGCGGAAAAAGTTTTGATAGAAAAATAGAGAAGCCCCCTCGCCAGCATCCGCACTCTATAACATCCCCCTCTATCTTGTCTAAAGTGTCTTTATGTGTTAATATAGTGGTAAAGTTGTCTTTATGCACCATAGAGACTGTGTTTGATATAATATCTTCTACTAAATCATTAATATTCATGATACGACATCTCCTATTTTTATTATTTTTTGTCTAAATTCAGCTAGAGACACGCCATATAACCGAGCAAAGTTATCCTGATTATGATTAGTTTGTCTATATTCTATTGGTAATTTATTATTAGTATAACTAGATAAATGTAGCACAACGGACTTTGCAGACATTATGAATTTATATTGTTTACAAGAATTTTTCCATAGCTCATAGGGAAATGCGTCATCTCTGCCGTATCCGCTCAAAAAATTCATATTCCAATTTCCAGCATATCCGCCAACAGAAAGCACATCCTTAGACTTACATAATATTGGATGATTATATCCATATGTTAAAGATTGACGAGCATATTTTTGTTCGTTGTATCTTGTTAGGAAAAGATCAATAGTTTCATTATTAAAGGTGTTTAGATCAGCGTCAACAATGACAGAAGGATTATTGGAATTGAAATACTCTACTAAGCCACAAGAAGCTGTGGCAGGATAGTGGGATTCTATAATAGATATTAGATCATCCAAAAAACCTGGATGAAAAATCATATCATCATTAGTATTCATAAAATAATCACTACGCTCAATATATCCTTTTAGAAAATCTATAGCCAACGGTCCAGAATTTTCAGGATTATATATAAAAGGAATATTAAGTTTATGTAAATAATCTATAGATTCTCTGTCTCCTTCATTCAAAACAACAGCAATTCTATCTTTAGTAGTGTCAATTGATTTGATAAGAGAAGAAACACACCATTTTAATAATTGTGGATTATTCCAAGAACATAGGCCAATAAGGGTTCTACAGTAAGATATGGATATTGGGTGTTTTTTAGGCTTAGGTTTTTCAGTCTGTTTATTTGTAAATGTCTCATAATATTGGTTTTGAGCGCGCTGCCTTTCAATATCCTTATGATGTATAATAGCCAATAATTCATCTTCAACTATCGTACCATAATTAATATTCCCTTCTATTCTCTCGTGAACATCTCCAGCCCATTTTATTTTATCATTATTTTTATACAATCTAGGTTGAAAATCGGGCCAATTTACCCATCCCTTGTCGTTGATTTTCCAAGACCATCTCTGAATATCTTCGTCTGTTAATCCACTGACGGTATTAACTCTAGGAAATAAATATAGATCTAAATTAGATTCATTAATAATTTGTCTAATAAGAGGAAAAGCTTCTTTTCTCATATTCTCATCAGCATCAAGATTGAAAATATATGTTTTTGTTGCTAACGAGTTCATGTGGTTTTTCAGATTACTGAAATTACCATCAAAATGATATAGGTGTTCAGGTATGTTTTTAGATCTTAGATAATCATTAATATCTTTGTACCATTGCTGTTCTTTTTCTATAGGGTCTTTATAAGTTTGTATAACCACAATTTCTTCATCATCTGTTTTTACTGAAACTAGATTATCTATTAAGTTTTTAATATAATCAATCTCATTATATACGGTTATACAATATGAAATCATAAAGCTCTTTCTATCCAGGATAGGTCTGGTTGTAGGTAAGTAATCTGCATACCGCTCATTTTGATAAAAACATTAAATCTTTCTTGGTTTTCTGTGTCAAATAGATGTGTTCCGTGTCCTTCGGTCATATATACTTTTGTCACGCCTTCTTGCCACAGAGCCATTATGCAATCATTACAGCACTGTCCGGTTACATAAGCTATTCCATTGTCTGGTCTAATAACACAATTTGATAAAGCATTTCTTTCTGCATGAATCATCCAAGGATACTTTTCTGGCCGAGTATTTGGTAATAATTTATCATCTAGTCCTTTGGGGAATCCATTATATCCAACACCAAGAATTCTGTGTTGAGTATCTGTGATAATACATCCGTGCTGAGTTTGTATATCATGGCTACGCAAAGATACTATGCGAGCTAACCCCAGAAAATATTCATGCCAAGATGGTCTATTCATGGCTTATTATATAAATAAACAGAGACTTGGCAAGGTTCTTTTTTAACAACCGCAGCCACTACATGAGCCAGTTACTATTCCATAGTTACATGATGATTCATCGAACACCGCATCTCCATTCACGGTTCCATAGTTGTAAGAACCGTTTGTAAATAAAGCATTGCCATTAACAGTGCCATAATAATTATATGACGAGTCAAATGATGCTCCGTTACTTACTGTACCATAATTAATAGACCCATTAGCAAAAGAACCACTATTAAGCACAGAAGCGTAATTGGATGCTCCGTCATTAAAAAATGCACTCTCTGATACAGTTCCGTTATTTACGGAGTAATAGCCAACAAACGTTCCTGTGCCGCCAATATTTCCTTGATTGTCACTATCGTTAAAGTGTCCATTAGCACTAA